CAAATCTCCAAAGTGTTGCGGAAAAGTCCGCGTCAATATTGCGATGGTATGTATGCCGCCCCATCGCTAGGCAGCTTTTGCCGTGCCTGCCTCGCCCTGCCACGCCTCGCCACGCCACGCCCCGCCGCGCCAGGCCGCGCCATGCCTGCCCCGCCTCGCCCGGCCTTGCCTCGCCAGGCCCAGCCACGCCTGCCACGCCCTGCCCGGCCACGCCGCGCCGCGCCTCGCCACGCCTGCCTCGCCTACGAAAACGCCGCGTCGGCCTCAGCGTTCAACGCTGCCTCCGTACTGGCCGACTTGTTTTCTGGGTGGCAATTAACGTAGAAAGTTACGCGCTTCTTGATCTCCTCCCACTCCTCGCCGGTGCAAGATTCTTTATGTGCATAGGCAGCGGCAAGTGCCTCGGTGTAGCTGGCGACGCTCGGGAATCCGTCGCGGTATTCGCCGATCTTGGCGACGGCCTCTAGTATCCCCGCACCGTCGCCAGCCGCAGCAAACGAAGACTTAGCGCGGGCTACCAAGTCCTTTTGCGGCACCTTTTTAGCGGCTGCCTTTTTAGGTTGCGATCGTTTCGCTGGCGTGGCCTTAGTCTCAGTGTGCGCCGCGTTGCCGTCGTCGTCTTCGTCGGCCGCCACGTTGAGTAGGCCGCATAGGTTGTAGCGCCGAGCGTAAGTGATCGCCGATCCCAAACCTTGCATACCGTCGCCGGCAATGATCGGAATCGAGCTGTGTACTGTTTCGCCGCTCACATGGTGCAGCGTCGTCACTAGCACCGGCCGCTCCGAGTGCTCCTCAAAGTGGTGCGTTACCGCTAGGCCGTGTTTGCATAGGATCGGTCTGGTAGCCTTGATCACGGCGTCTAGGGTTGCGTATTTACTTTTGAAAAAGGTATTGGTTTTGTCTTTTGTGATCTCAGTGAATTCGCCCTGTGCTTGCGATAGCGCAGCAACCAATTCGCTGCTATCGCCTACTGATTTCCCCACGTTATTTCCTCCGTTTCAATGTCGTCTGGTTGGTATCGTCCGAAATTATCAAGTGCGCGTTGGCACTTCTCAGCCTTCCCCATTTCGTCGACGGCGGCAACGATCCGCCAATTAGCGGCGTGTATTGTGTCGCGAACCTTCGCCCACATCGTACGAACGTCGTCGTCTTTGCACTCGGCCAACTTGCCCTGGACATGCCGCAAGCATTCCCGCAGCGCCCAAAAACCTTTGTCCACCTCCGCGCGTGCTGTCGCTAGGTCTTCTGTCACCCCACCACCCAAACAATTCCCGCAATAATAATTTGATAGCACGCCCCCACCAGCACCCCCAAACAAAATGCGTAGCGGTGATAGGTAGGCATCGGCCGCGGCCGAATCGGAAAGTCCGTTTCAACTGGCGTCTCGGCGATTGCCGCGTCCCAAATATCTTCAGCGGTTTCTATTTTGCGTTTAGTCGTCATCGTCAGTCCCCCCCTTACAAAAAATTAAGTGACAAACCTTCTCGGTACTGTTTTTTTTGCTGTTCCAATATTTGCTTCCTTTCTAGTATCCGCTTTTGATTCCTTTCTAGAATCCGCTTTTGATATATTCGCCACCTCTCGCATCCTATCTCGCTTCGAACGTAACTCGGATCGAGACAAACTAGCCGGGCTATTTCTTTCGCTACAAACCCCTGCCGCCACAATTTTATAATACGTCGTTTTTTTGCATTCACTTAGACGGTTGCCTCATTAAATAGTGTCAGGATCGTCTTCACCTATTTCGTCCCGGGTTATGCAGGAACAAATGATTGCCGCGTCGTACCAGGAAAGATTCAGTTTCTTGCTAGCGGCCCAGCAGCGCACGTGAACGCGCGCCAAGTCCTTAGTGGACTCGTCGTAGCGCACATAGTAGCGGTGGACGCCCTTAGAAAATTGGCAAGTCATCGGCCCTCCAGGTCAGATCCTGTGCATTTTACGCCGCCCGCCGCAGCGTAAGAAATTCGCGTCAAGACGATAAAGCTTAGACGGGCGGGCGACGTGAAACACACAGGGTAGAATCGTCTTGACTGGTCGAAATCTAGCATAATCGCCGGCGGTGGCAATAGCATCCCAAAAAAAACTTCGGATATACGCTACGCTAGCAGTGGCTGCGGAGCTATTTTGGTTTATTTTGGAATAATGTGCAGAATACTCTTGCAGCCTGTCGATTGGTGTGTATAATAAGGGCATGACAACAACAACCACCACCACAAAGGACGAAACGATGAAAACAACCACCCCCCCAGCCATGTGCCCACATTGCCGTCGCGAAAACAAAGCAGCTCACGCCGAAGGCGCAGCGGAAGGGCCGCGAGAATACCATGCCGAGTGCTGGGATTTGGCAGCGGCCAGCATGACAGAAGACGAGCGCCAGGCGGCTTTTGACGACTCGGAAATCGAAAACTAATCCCACCACAACTCCCAACAACAACCAAAGGAAAACAGATCATGTCCAACATCACTGGGTATAAACCAATGAATGCAATAATAACGAGCTACCATGACGCCGCCTCAGTCCGTTGGTTCTACCGCCTCGAATTCGCTTCCGGTCGACGATTATCCGCCGCCGCGCCCGGACCTATCACCGCGACGACTGCTACCGACGACGTGCTGGCACATTTTGCGTACGACTGGACGGATGACGCCAGTCACGACGGCGAGTACATCCACGCAAGCACCAGGAGCCCTGTCCCCCCAACGGAAAGATAATCGATATGAGCAAGCGCAAAAACCTTACCCAACCGGCCGACTGGTGGCTGGAATTTGAGCGAGCCGCCCGAGGCCGCAATATCTCCCTCAGCGAATTCGCCGGGGATTCCATGCGGGCCATGCTGCCGGCCAGCCGATCACGGAAACTGTCGGAGCGAGCTGGCGTCGGCGCGCCGAGGAAGGCAAAAGGCTAAAGTGGTACACATTGGTACGATTCGGTACACATTGGTACGCTCACCCCAACCCCAACCCCACGGATAATCCCATGCGTACACTAATCGCCATAATCGCCGCCCTGGCCGTATCCTGCCCATCGCACGCCAGGACGCCGCCTAAGGCCCCGCAATTTAAGGGCAGTGATCAGGCTAGGGCGCAGGCGGAGGCCAACTACATGGCAGCTAGGGGGATTCGCGGCCACGTTGGGCGGGTTATCGGCAGGTTCGAGGGTTGCGGCTGGTCGTCGCGCGGAATGCCGTCGACTTGCACCCCCAGGACTCGCATGACGCTGACGGCCGATGCTGTGGCCCGTGGGCGTGGCGGATTCTACCGGGTCCGCGCCTGGCGGTAGGCTAAGGGTAGGTCTTGGCCTGGTACGACGGGTCAGAATACGCAACGAACTGGCGGCCCGCCGCCTGGGCGTCGTGCACGAGGGCAAACAGCTCCGTATCAGCCGGCAGCCAAGCATCGATCGTAAACGTAACAATATCAGTCGCCAGCGCCGTGCCGATCGTGGTAGCGGCCAAATCGGCGTTGCCGAGAATATAATTGTTGCGGGGATCGCCCACGCCCTGCCCGTTGCTCGCGATTATCACGGCCTCGGTACCGACGTTGGTGCCCATGCTCTGGCAGACGATCCGATCGACATATAGGCGGCCTAGCCCCTCGGTTGCAGTAATCTCGTAGACTGTGCCTGAGCCGTCTCTATTTGTGTTGGCCGCAATCACAGGAACGCGAGTCCATCCGATTCGTGACATGATATCTACTCCGCTATAGGGCAAAATTGGCAGATTGCGTACAACTCAGACTCCGGCCGCTCGCGCCACGCTGCCGCCTGATCTGGGCCGAATCTAGCAGTCGGCAGGCACCGGCGGAAAACGTCGCAGCGGCTGACCGGAAGCATTAGCTTTACCGATCCAGACGATGCAGGGCAATTGCATTTGACTTTGACCGCCACTCCGGCCCGCTCTACCGCGTCGCCGAGATAACCGCAAGGCGGCCCGGGACATACCCGGAAAGCATTTGTGTTGGTAGTCCCCATAGCTCTATATCGACAAACAGGGCATCTAATTCCATCGCGGTATCTTTCGAGCTGGCATGGTGTTGGCCTCATGGCAGATTCAAAAACGTGTAGTGGGCATCGTTAATCGGAGTCTCGTTCCAGCAAGGCCCATTCGGCCCAGATGAAGTGAATCCTCCATCCGGGTGCGGAACCTGGTTGGGGTCCACGCTCCCTGACATCTTCCAATCGTCCATCGGTACGCCAAAACTGAGCAGGACAATCCCGATAGCTCTCACAGGCTGGAAACCACCGTAGCCGCTCCAGGCCAGCGCCGTCAACGAAAGTTGCGCCCAGCTGATGCTGGCAGCTGTTCCGTCACTGGGAGGCACGAACGTCGACGCGCAGGTAATACGTACCATTAGCGTATGAACGCGCGAATAGCCGCATATGAGCAACCCTAAATCGGCTGTGTAGGTCGGCTGGCCGAAATTGATATTAGTCTGCTCTAGGTCGATGTCAAGAATTACTGTATTGTCGCTGAGGAACTCGCAGAGATTAAATGGGTCCTGATGGCGCCAGCGACCGCATCCGCCTCGACCTTCGGGGTGGGCCATATACTCCGGGAACCGCACTTCCACCGAATCGCCAAACGAAGCATAGAATCCATCACACGATTCTGGCAGCCCACCGCAACCCCTCGCAGGCCTCAACCCCTTGCGGCCCGGTCCAGCGGTGCCCCGTTGGCTCGGCAGTAGACTAGGCACTGCAGTCCTCCGAATCGACTTGATAGGCCCGCGTCCCGCCCGGCTTGTACGGTATCGCCATGTCGGGGTCGTCTGCACCCGTGGGTGAATCCCCGAATAGGTTGCCCGGCAGAGAATACAAATCAAACGGCGCAGCGACGAAAACTTGATCACCATTTTCTGCAACTATTAGCGTACCAACAATCACCACCGGCTGCTCTGGCGTGCCGATCGTTGGCGTCGTGGACGCTACGTTGCGGCCCAGCAATAATCCGTACGTGTCGTCCTCGATCAGCTTTGACTTTTCATCGTCCCATTTCAAAATTGTGACCACCGCGGTTTCACTTTCGCCAGGCGTGATCTCGAATGGCTCCACCTCATATACCGCCTCGGGAATTTCGCCGTGGACGACGCCGTAAATAAGCTCGGGCGGTGCCTGATTCCCTGCGTAGTTCCGTCGCCGCGTAGGTGTCGGCCGCGAAGACTTGCCCGCGCCACCGCCGCGCCACCAGCTAATGAGCTGCTTGAGCTGTGCCCTGTCGGCCTCAGATAGCACGTAGGAATTGGGCATCAGAGGGCTGACGGGGTCCAGGTTAGCGATGACTCGACATCAAACACGCCATCGGCTGGACTGCAGCCGACGAAGTCTATACCGTTGGTGTAGGCCGCGGCCGAGTGATCGCGGAAAGTAAACCCGGCGTAGAGTGTGGTGTTTGTGATCGTGTACGCGGTAGCCTTTCCAGCGTCGTACTCACCGCCGCCAAATACAACTAGCGTCGTAATGTTGCCAGATACGTGGCGCACCTTGGCACCCTTCCTCACGTTGATCGTACTTATTCCGCCCTCTTGGATTAGCTCGCCGCCAAACATCTCGTAAACTACAGACGTTACGTGATTTGATGTCAGATTGCCGGCGTAAATATCAATCGGGTCTGTGCCAGAAGTAAAGCTCGCGCCTGGCCTGAGCGTTACTGCAGGCTTCTTGGCCTTGTGTGATAATTCAAACATCCTAAGCGCGTTTAGCGTAGTTGGATTTTCGGAAGCACTGAGCCCGACGCCAACACTGCCCGAATATACCGTCAGCAACATAGGCTCGCCGCCAGCGATCAAAACAGCGTCGCCGCCTACGCTTGATTTCGCGGGTACGTCGTAAATTGTCATCAAGATAGCGTTGCCGGCATTGGTTCCAAAGTCCAAGTACGTATGCCCTGCCGCCTCTATGTCGCTGTCCGGTTCGCCTAGTTCGTGTATTGAGCTTCCCGTCGTCGTGGTAATCGGCAAGTCTAGTTTCGTCTGCCGATACTCTGGATAGGTCAGCGTCCCGTGAGTTGCGTTGATCGAGTCCAGCCCAATATCGCCTTGGAATGAGTTGCGCCGCTCGATAGATATATTCAGGGCGACGTTGTTTAGCGCGTAATATGTGCTGGATGATCGCTCATCATAAATCAAAACGTCCTGCGTTCCAGGTGCCACCCCGCCTTCCCAATTCGCCGCCGCGTTGAAATGCCACGGCCCAGTAGCTGCGGTATCCTCTGCAGCGTGCGTAGCTGTCAGCGTGCCGGTTTTGGCTACCGTCGTCGTAAACGGTACGCCAGGTGTCTTGCTTGTCACGGAAACCACGCTGCCGGAAACGGTCGCTACGATGTCGCGGAATTGTGGATACTCGTAGCCGCCAGCGTTAGCCGTCATGTCGGCCGTGAAGTATTGCTCGTCATGCTGGGTTGCGCCGAGTAGCTCAGCTAGGCCAGCCGCTACAGCCGCGGTAGTGGACATCGTAGCGCCGCATGTTAGCGTGACGGCCTTGTTGTCGACCGTTACGGTTACCGTGTCCGTGCTTGCCGTTACACTTCCGCCGATTGTGATTAGGTCGACTTGGGCGACAGCCTGGGCCGCGCCGATATTTCGTTTGGTTGCGATTTTTCTGCTCCTTATGTAAACAACGGCCCGTATGCTTTTTCTTCTAGGTAGCGGTAGGTGATCACCTCGGTATGATTGCCGCCCTTGTCGCCATTTAGTTTCAGATTGATCGGCTCGGCCATATCGTCGCCGTTCAGATCCTTGGCCCTTATCCAACCCTCCTCATGATCGGGTGGATTCGCGAAAACATTCTTAGCTTTCCAGTAGTCATAGCCGACATTATCAATAATGAGATCGGTCGTTTTCTTAATTGCTACTCGCGTGAGCCCCGGCCAGTACTCATTCTCGCCCTCAAATAATTGCCCCAGCGACTCCGTGACCAAGTATTTTAATCGCCGGGCATCGTAGCCCAAAACCGCGGCGCTATTAGTTGTCCCTACGTAGTCTTGATTCAGGGCATCGATTGCGCCTATCGTCGGGTAGTTTTTCTCGAAGACCAAGACCCCCTCGTAGGTGGTTTCCATTAGCGACTCGTCGGCTCGCTTGCCAGCAGCGTTCACAATCGGGCCTAATGTACTGGCGGCTCTATTGCCGCCCTTTCCGTCGCCGTGAGACAGCCCCTCTACGTTTCGTGCTTCAACTATTGGGTTTTCCGTTGCAATGTATTCTATGTTCCTACGGCCGGGCCGGTTGCTGGGGTCTGCGTCTTGTCCGGCTGGCTCTTGCTCGTTTGGGGCCGGTACTGCATATGCGACATCATAGTTAAACACCGACCTACTCTCGTCGGCCACCGTCACGCTGATAGTCGAGACGAAAATATTACTGCGCCCTGGATAAACCGACCGCAGCGATGGCACCGGGTCCGGTGTCGCCAACTTGGCCAGCGGCAGGGCAACGTAGGGGTCTGTCTGGATCGCGTCAAACTCTACCTGGTACCGCAGCGTAAAAGTGTCTTGCCCCTCTTTGTCAAAACTCTGCGACTGTATCCCGATTAGATTTGAGGTGTTCGCCATTTATAGATTTGCCGGCTGTAGTACGACTGGCGCCGCTAGTTTTTCTTTGATTAAGACCAACTCTTTATTGCGCGCCTTGCTCAACTTCATCTCATCGCTTTGATTACGCATCCTTGCCCGCTGGCGGAATGACTCGGCCGATCCGGCTCGCGTGAATTGCAGTGAGCCCCTTTGGCTGCCGCCTTGGTCCGGTAGCCTTGCGGATAGTAGGGCTTTTCTCTTGAGGCCTAGCAGCCCTATCTGCGCTTTTGCCGCGGCCGCCAATGCGCCCGACCTAAACTTTCCAACGCTGCCGCCGACCACGTCGCGTATTTTATCGATAGCACCGACAGCGAACCCCTTGTTTTTCTCGCCTGTCCGGTACATCTCGAAGGCTTTATCCAGTAGTGCCTTGCCCAGTATTGGCCCGTACTCTCTAGCCATCGCCGTCGCTTGTTTTACTTGATGCCCAGCGATCGATTCCCGCGTTTGGAATTGCCTATTGTTTGGCCCCGCTGCTGTCCGCCTTGGGCCGATGTCAGTTTCAGCCGATACTCTGGGGGGCCAGCCCGTGCCTTGCATATCACTTAACTTCCACCCCCGGTAAATCTCAGATAAAGGGCCTCTGTTGTTTTTGTCGCCCAGGGAACGACCGCTGTCTTTGCTCGGTAAGCGTGGAAGGGCGATTAACTTAGTTAGCTCCCCAAGTGAACCAACCATTTGCACTAGCGGGGCCAAATCCTTAGATAGGTTGGTAAACGTTTCGCCGAGGCCTTTGACAGACTCCGACAAGTTATCGAAAGCTTCCCCTATCGCCTCCCCAACTAATTTCGCCTTGCCGCCGCTTGTAAGGAATTCCGTTAGTCGCTTGTTCATGTCTTCTAGGGCCGGCGCAATACCTATCGCGACCTGCGTCGCTATACCACCGATCGCCAACTTCAATCGACCGAACGCATCGATTGCACGCTCTACGCCTCGCGCCGACTCCCTGCTTATGGCAATGCCAAGATTCTTAGCTGCGGTTGCCGCTTCGTTGAGGCCCGTCTTGCCAAGTCGCAGCGTGTTAATTAGTGCGGCACCTCGCGTGCCGAGTAGTTGTGTCGTAACCGCAAGTTGATCTTGCTTGTTGTTTAGCTTCGCTACCGCCTCGGCTACCTTGAGAAATTGCTTATCTGCGGAAAGCTTATTGAGCGCCTCGACATTAATGCCAAGCATCTTATAGGCCCGAACGCCCAGGCCGACGCCCTGGTTTGCTTCGCTGGTTGTCTTGACTAGGTTTACCAGGGCCTTATCCAGTACGGTAGCGCTGGCACCCGTTTCCTCAGATGCTAGCCGTAGTCCCGCCAGCGCTTCAGTCGAAATTCCGATCTTGTCCGATACTTTTGCGAGGGAATCAACCGCTCCAAATGCATCGCGCGTTAGCTTTACGAATATCCCAGCACCAGCAGCAACGGCAAGCACACCGATTGCAGCCCCGGCCTTTGCCACGCCTTTCACGAATCTAACGAGAGACTTCCTGGCCGACTTTATGTTTCTATTTAGCTTCTTCGTGTCCATCGACACGCCGACATTGATCCCGCCTATGAATTTTCCCCGTGATGCCATCTCAGAACCCTAGTATAGAATCGGCCTCGGCGCACTGCTCTTCGATCTGCTTTTCACGTTGCCCAGTATCACGCTGCGGGACAAACGCATCGTCATCAATTAAATCTGCGTCTGCCATCTTCTGCCCGCCCATGCCCGATGCAATCATGTGCAGCGTATTTATAGTGCGGGCCGTTGCTAGGCTTGTCCTCGACCAGTCACCGCCAAACGGCTCCAGCCAATAGAACGCCTCCCACTCTCGCAACTGCTTGAGCGGTGCACTGTCTAGCATCTCATCGACGTTATAGAATCCTAGGCTCATGGCTAGACGCAGCGCAAACCGCCGCCTAGGATTCCGCTCTAGTTTTTTTCTTCGTCCTCGTCATCGGCACCGATTCCGCTGTGGTTGCTGCACGCAGTGGATAGCGAGAGCACCTGCGAGGCTGGCAGCCCCATCAGTTTGGGAATGTCTGCGTCCGTGAATACCAACGAGCCCTCGGCGTCGACACAATGCGCAGCGATGATCTTGGCCAGTACTGTCTTTCGGCCGCTTTTTGATGTCGTCTTCGATTCGAGCGACACCACATCGGACGCTAGAAGATTCTGCAAGCGAAACTTGCCGAGCCCTTCGATCGTCTTGTCGGCATAGCTGCGTCTCACCGGCACCGAAAAGATACCTTCGGCTGTGGTGTAGCCATTGGTTTCACTCATCGTCGTCGTCCTCCTCTGGTTCCTCGTCGCCCGACTGGTCGAACAGCTCGCCGTCAGGTCTGACGATAGTTGTCTTAGCTGGTTTTTTTAGTTCGCCCCTGTGATACGCTTCGACTAACGCCGGGCTAGGCACGCTTGCAGATCCTTCTGCAATGGTATAGCCAGTGGTTTCTAGTCGCAGTCTCTCGACTTCTCCGCGAACATGCCCTCGCAATTCGCAATCAAGAAATCGAATAAACAGCACCGTGGCATTGTTGGCCCGCGCAACAACACCGATCTTGCGCCACGCCTTGCCGCCGTGTTTTTCCCATATGACATCGAGCGGCTCGGTAGAGACGACCCCATGCTTTCGCCCCGTTAGCTGCGATATCTTGACTTCGATGTGGATCGGCATTGCTCACTCAGTGACTGTTGGAGCCGATGCCCACTGGAAAGTCAGCGAAGCCGCCATCAGGCTATCAATGCTCAACTCCTCAATCTGTAGCTCCGTAACGTGGCCGCTGGTGGCGAATGTAGACGCCTCTGTGTTGCCTAGTGTCAGCGTAATGGAGGATTCATCGGCCGTCATGTCGCCAGAATCAAACAGTAAATCGTCGATACTCCCCGCTTCGGTGGTGGCAAGCAAGGAAGGATCAAACAAAAACGAGCAAGAAATCGGCGCGATCGTCCACAGGTCCGCGCCTATCATAGTCCGAGAACCTGTTGTGCTTAGGCCGGTCGTGTCGAGTGAATCTCTGGTCCATCCTGGGCCGCCAATGGATGTGTAAGACGGCAAGTAGGACGCGGTCGTCCCGAACGCGAGTGTAGCACCTTGGCCTGTTGCGATAGCCATGTTAAATCCTTAGGCAAAAGTAGGGGAGGTCTGGGAATGTGTTAGTTCAAAATCGAACGAGTAAACAAATACCCAACGATCGCCGCGGTTCCCCGGCTCTTCGACGTTTGATCGCTCGGAGATGATCGTTGAGCCGTATATCGTGATGTCACCAGCGGCCCCCGTGTAACCAGATAAACGGTTGCGAACTAGCTCGCCCAGGTCGTAAGCCTTGACGGCTGTTTCGTCGTAGGCGTCGATCTGTAGTATTGATGCCTTGGTGGCCACTTCTTCGGACAAAGAATAGTGCCGCTCGCTGGTGATGTTTCGCAGGATCAACAGAGCACCCTGTACATTCTGGATCGCTCGGCCTTGGTAGATTCGATTGCCAACAACGTCGCGGATGTTGCTTGATCCGTGCAAATACTTTTTAATCTCTCGTTCGATCATGGCTTAGGTACCTCGATCGTCCGTATGTGGCCCTCGATGCCCTTAATGATTTCGTCCCGAATATACTTCTGATTGCCGTACAGTGCCCTACGTAGAAAACTATCCTCTGGCATGTTGCGATTCTTGGAGCCTAGCTCTATTTGTGCCCCACCGAATCCGCTCTTGCTGCCAGATCGTTCGGATGTGCGAACGTGCCGCCCGATTTTGCTTCGGCTTCGTTTATTCGCTCCGGCCTTGATTCCTCTGGCCAGCTTCCCCTCGTCGATGTGCCCGGCAATGCCCAGGTTATTTCGCGCCGCGGCTACAAGTTTCTTAGTGACTTTCTTCAGCTCGTCGCGTGCTATTTTGGTCTGTACTTTTGTTTCTAGTTGGCTGAGTTTCTTGTCTAGTTGCTTGTCGCCGGTAACAATGACCTGCTTCTTCGCCATCACATCCCGCCTTCCGTGCACCGCCAAACGTGGAACCGATTACGCTCGCCTTCGTTTATTACGCTCTCGACCTCAAACACTCGATCGCCTGCAACGAGCCGCATCGCCGAGTTTGCCGTGGCTACTAGGTGCGTCTGGATTCGGTGCGTCACAGAGCTTTGCATCTGCTGGGCCGCTTCGTACTCTCGGCCAGATAACGGCCTGATCTCTCCCCACTGGGTATCGACTTTGCCCCAGGTGGACGGGATTCCGTCGAGGTCGTTTCCCGGCGCCTGCTCCATAATATCGAACAGCAGCTTCATCGGTATTGGCCCCAGGAAAGTTGACTGAGCAACGACTTCAAGCTGCGTTCGTTCGGCTTCGCTTCGCGCTCCGTCAGGTCGCCGAATAAATCCCGAAGCTTGAGTTTGACGGCTGCCTCTGCCAATCCCGGAACGCTGTCGATGTCGGCATAGCCCGCAAGATAATTGATCGTCACCGCGTCGCTGCGGGTTGCCAATCCCGGCAGCGAGTAATCGGCGTCGAACTCAAGAACAGCCGCGCCGTCAGTCTCAGCTAGCAATCGGTAATCAGCGGCCGCCACTGTCTGCGATGCGTCTGCGGTGTCGTAGTACGTGATCGAGCTGATCGACTTCACCGGCTGCCAATCAAACGCTACCGGATTGATCGGCCAGCCGTCGTAGATTTCCGCGATTGTGTAAGACACTCGCAGGGCTCGATGCACCGAACGCTCAACAAACTCCGTAGCGGCGTCGAGCGAAAACTGCACCTCGGTATCTAGGTCGCTGCCGCTGATGCGTAGCGCTGCCGATGCCTCGCCCAACGTAACGCAAGCGGGCGAGCTCTTGGCGGATATAGTCGTGTATTTGCTCATGGTAAAAACTGCCGCCCGTGGTCGACTCTGGAGAACGTGCCACAAGCGGCAGGTGCGGGGGGTTACGCGGTGCCTTCGGCTGTCGTGGTCGAAAACTCGCCAGTTACCGCACCGGTGCCTCCGGTGTTACCAGTCCCATCGCCGTGCGTAACGGGGCTTTCCGATCCGTTGTAGAGATACGCAACGCATGTCTCGTTGGAATTATTAGTCCCGTTCTTGTCGCATTTCAGCAGCAAGTAACGCTCGGCATCGTCCATCACCGCGATGTCGATAAAGCGGACTACATCATCGTCAGCAGCAACGAGATTTTGCAGCGTGCCTGCGATATCTGCACCGCCCGTCAGCGTAGTAGCACTTGCCACTACATTGGATCGACTAACGGAAAGTGCCGTGGTTGCTGATGCTGCCATTGTGCCATTCTGGTAAACGAAACAGCATCCATTGAATCCTAGCGTGTCAACAACCTTGCAAGCCCTGTCTGCTGATGCGGCTGCGTCAAGCGCGGAAAGCACTCCAACTATCTTGATATCTTTTGAGAAAGTTAAACCTGCCATGATTGTCTCCTGTAAAATCCCTCGGCCCGTATTGGGCCGAGGGATGATTGTTGAAAAACTGAAACTAGCTAGCCGCACCAGTCGACAACGCACATACGCCACCGGCATTTGTGCCGTCGCCAACATCGTGAGCAACGATGTCGTAGCGAGTCGTCGCACGAATCGCCAAGCGGTCAGTGTTGAAAGCGTACTGATCGCTTTGAGCAATCCGAACGCCGCCACGGTCGCCAATCAATACGCCATGAGTAAACGCCCCGAAGTACGTGCAAATCGTACTTACTGCCGTGGCGGTTGGCATTTGCGAACTAAAGGAAACCGGCGCACCCAGGAACATAGGTTGGCCCGACGCACCGCCTTCGATGTTGCTAACGGCATTGCCGCCAGCGTCCACCATCAGGTTGAGCATCACCTGGTAATAGAACTGCGAACTGCAAAGCCACGAAACGCCCGCGCCCCAATACTGCGACGGAAGCAATCCCATGCAATTCGTGAAGTTCACGATTGCCAGTTCTGGCCACGTATCGGCAGAAGTTGTCGTCCCGGTTTCCGTTCCAGCCGACCCTACCTCAGTGACCAAGCCGCTGACGTTGCCGTAGGTGCTGGTTCCGTCGCCGTTGATAAACTCATTATCTTCCTGGATGGCTAAATCCAATCCCATTTGCGAAGCAAGATCGTCCATGATTGGAATGATGCTGTCGTCGCTCAGCTCTTGGCTGATATAGGAAAGGATCGCCCGCTTCTTGGCGTTCAACGAAATGTTGCCCCAGGTCTGGTCGCTGTCGGTTATTGCAGCGGCCTCGCCAGGATAGTAAACCGTGGTGCCTGCCGTTTTCTTGGCAACGTCGAGCGTGTCAGATGTCATCGGCATCACGCGGCACAACTGACGAGAAACGCCCGCCGTGTCCCGAACGTCGATGATTGCATTTGACAACGGCGATGGCACCAAGTAACCACCGGCACTCGGTGTGCCTTCGGTCGCTGTGGCTCGGATATCCCAGCCACGGCCAAGGCAATGCGCCTCAGCATCTTCGTCGCGTCGTCCGTTGGTGTAGCCCAGCAACGCTTGCAAAAACTTGCCAGAGTCGTAAGCGTCACGCTCGCCTTCCGCACCTTTGAACGCACGTAACTTGCCGATGCGTCGATACGTCGCGGGCATTGCATCAACGGGCGTGTTGCCGCTGCCTTCAATGCTCACGCCTGCGAACAGTTGCGGCGTGGCGTTCTGGGCTTGGCGTGCGAGTGCCAAGCGAGCCTTTTCCGCTTCCAGTTTCTCAGCCTTGACGAGCGATGCGTTGGCCGCCGCCAGCGTTCCTTCGGCTGACATAATGGCATCCCACGACGCCGTTTCCTCCGCCGTGAACTCACGATCTTCGGTCTCCGCTAAGTTCGACAGTGCCTGGGCGTCGTCGGTTAGCTGCTCGATGGCAGCTTGGATTTCTCTTTTAGATTTCATTGCGGTGTGCCTTTGCTGTTGTCGGCTATCGCAACGAAAAAACGGCACGAACTGCCGACCAAGGAAAAATGGTCAACAAGTCGTGCCGTTTCTTAACGGGGTGAGCTTGCGTCTTTCTGCGTGACGGTGCCTCTTGGTATTGCGTCCGCAAAAGTAGTTGAATTGTTGCCCGCAGTTTACCCCCTCATCTGCTGCCTTGTCAAATCTATTTTCCGCTGCCTGATGTTAGCGGCGATCTGAGCCATGCCCGTAGTGTTTTTCTCGCTACTTTGCCGCCAGTTCTTCGGCGTGTTGCGATAGCCAAACTCGCTGGGAACCTTGCACGCCAGCGACTTGACGCCTTCTGCCATGCCGTCAGCGAATCCCATTTCAACTGCTTCAGATGCCTTTAGCCAAACTTCCTCTCGCATCATGGCTCGCACTTTGTCAGCGTCGCCGCCGATCCTCGATGCGTATAGTTCAGCCATGTCGTTGGCGGTGGCGTTTAGCCTTTCAACCGACTTGGCATGTTCGTCTGCATTGCCCACCGTAGCTCCCCACGGATCGTGGATCATGTAGCGACTGCCGTTTGCCATTGTTACTCTTTCGCCGCCCAGTGCCACGATGGTGGCGGCTGAGGCTGCGAGTCCGTCAATGCTGATGTCCACCGAGCCGCTGTAACCCGCAAGCAGATTCATAATCGTGATTCCGTCAGCGACTAAGCCGCCCGGCGAATTGATTCGTACCAGAATATCTTCGCCGCTCGCTTCCATGATTTGTGCGTGAACCGATTCGGGCGTTACACCGTCAGGGAAGAAACCTTTGCCGATTACGTCGTAGATTAGTATTTCAGCCATTGCTATTCTCCTGAGAGGATTTCTTTGGTGAGTTGTTTGGTTAGTGTTCGGATGTGCGCTGCTCGGTCTTTAGCGGCTGCGGCTTGAGTTGCTGGTGTCGCCAAGTCCATTAGCGTCAGCAAAGCGTCCCAACTATTGCGGCAGTGCCGGGCGAATGTTTCTTCCCACGATGCGGCAATGCCAATCAGGTTAGCGACTTCGCAAGGAATCGTTAGCCGCTCTTTCCAAATCGTCATCAGGTCCGCGTCGCCGTAGAATTTCTCGGCCCACGCCACGTAGTTCTTCGCCGTCCGCCCGGCATTCTCAACTCGATAAGCCTCAATAGCAAGCACTGCACCAATCTGCGACTCGATCAGTTCAGCCGTCTTGCCTTGCTGCGCCGCGACGTTATCGCCGCCTGCTGGTTCGATGGCTGGATTCAAATACTCATCGCCGCCCTCGTAAGGATTCATGTCTTCCAGCCGCCGGGCTTCGTTCGGACTCATAATGCGATGAGTAATTGCGATGCCGTAACTGGTCATTCGCTTTTGAATGTCGCCGCGAAGGAACGCTTCTGGAAACCACTTGAACCAATGGCCGCCGCTCACCTGTTGCGACTTCGTCAGCAACTTGCGCTTCGCTTCCTCGGCGAATCGATTCGTCCAGCGGCTAAGACTAGTCTGAAAATAGTCGCGGTTCTGTTCTTCGAGGTTAGCGCGCACCGCCGAGTTTTCCATTGCGTTGAGTTTGAACGCCGGCAGGTTGAACAACGACGCGACAAACTCTCGGTCAAGCTTGCGGGCTTCCAGCCATTGCGAATCTTCATTGCTCATGCTCATCGGCTTAAACTCTAGGCCCTCCCAGAGAATCGCTATCGAGTTGCGATTAGCACCGCCCTGCGTTTCTTGCCATTCCTTACGCAAGTTCTTGTGAGCTTCGGCGTTGAAAGCGGCGTCGGTACGCAGCACGCCGCTCGGCCTTGCGTCGTTTTTGAATGTGCGATTCCCATGAGCTTGCAGCGCCAGCCCGTGACCTAGTACGTTCTTGGCGACGGCAACCGCCGACAATCCCCAGAAGCCGTTAGACTGCAAGCCGCGAACGTGGAAACAATCTTCGTAAGGAAACGCCTTCGGCTCGTTATTGATTCGCGTGGTGATAACGAAATCACCCGGCGCGATTTCTTCGTAAGCGGTAACGTCAGGCGATAACGGAATCAGCCACACCCGCCCGTTGCGTAAACGCTGTATGACGCTAACCGCATTCCCCCACAAAAGGCAATTCGCCATCATGGTTTCCTTCCACACCGATGGCGTTTGCCAGGGGTTCGGCTCGCAGCTCAGCGAATAGTTGAGCGGGTGGTTGCGGTCTTTGTTGCGGCCCGCTGCGGTTTCGATCATCTTCCAAAATGGCAACTGCCCAACGTCGCCTGCAAGAATGTTGACCGCTTGCCAGACTGGCCCGTGACCTAGCGCCGTAGTCGGGTTCACAGTCTCGCCGCTGTCGGAACGTGAACCGCCCGTCATGGATTCAAAGAACCAATCTTCGGTTGTCTGCGCCGATGCCATTGCGCTAATCTGCGTGTCAATTGTGTCGCTGCCAGGCGTAGCGACTAGCTGCGAATATGTGCTTATCATAATGTCAACATTCCTGCGGTTTCGTAAATTGACGCCGCTTTCGGTTTGGTGATTTGCCCGACGCCAATCGCCATGACTGCGGCAACTATTCCGTCGATTCGTTTCGCGCTGCTCTGGTGGTCTGGTTTCACTGGCCTGATGTTTCCGTTGTCGTCGCTGCGAACTTGTACGTTTTCTGCCATCCACTCAAGCACCGGATCATTCGAGTGATCTAGCGTGCCTTCGATAACGCACCGCTCAAGTTCCTTGCAAGGCGTTGAAAGACTCATCGCACCTTGCCGCATTTTCAGCATCGTGACGCCGCGATCTTCCAGGTAGATTCTGGTCGGCTCGGCGTTCCACGGATCGTAAGCCACGCAGCCGAAGTTGTAACGGTCGTGGTCTGCGAGGATGCGGTTGTGAACATAGCTATAGTCGATGGCATCGCCCGGCGTTGCCGTCACCCATCCCGCCTCGGCCCAGCGAGAATATGGCACGCGGTCGCGTTGTTCAGCCTGCCGCATCCGGCCCTCTGGAATGAAGTAATGCCCTTGCAGCTTCCACGAGTCGCCCACCTGTTGAGCAATCACCCAAGCGGTGATGTCAACATTGCTCGACAAGTCCAGCCCACCGTATACGTCAGCGCCGTTCTGAATGTCCGCTGTGGTGCCGGGGCAGTTCCTCCACTTTTCCATTTGTAGCCAGCGGGATTCTTGCGAGGTCCACTGGTTGAGATGCAAGCGTCGGAACGTATTTTCAAAAGCGGGATTGTCTTTCGCTTTCTTGCACTCGCGCTCGATGTACTCCAACGAAATACTCACGCCGAGATTCGGATTCGCCTTCGCCCAGATGTCTGGGTCGGTCCAGTCGTCGGCTTCCTCTGCTTCGTAGATGATCGGCAAGAAACTATCGTCAACGATCTTTCCGTCACGGACTTGCTTAGCGTAAGTGTAGATTTCATAGCAGATAGAATTGCGGTCATAGCCTGCTGTGGTGATGTAGGTTTCTAGCGGCTGCGTGCGTGCGCCTGTCGAAGTATGAAGCACATCGTAGAAGTCGCGTCCCGGCCAAGCGTGGATTTCATCGCCGTTGATGTAGTGCGAGTTGAACCCATGCGAGCCGCCTTCGTTCGCGGGGATGGCACGCAAGAAACTATCCTTGAAGATGATACGCTTTTGGCTGTCGCGTATCTTGCACTGTGCCGCGAGTTGCGGCTTGCTGCGAATCATCGACGCTGCGAGGTTGAACACCAGCGAAGCCTGCTCGCGGTCGCACGCTGCGCAGTAGCACTCGGCACCGCCTTCGGCATCAGCAACCAGAACGTAGGTGGCGTTGCCTGCCATCCATGTAGATTTTCCGTTCTTGCGTGGCACCGAGATAAACACCACGCGATAACGACGCGAGCCGTCGGGTCGCTTCCATCCGAACATCAAACGGTTGACATCTGCCTGCCACGGTGCGAGCGTGAACGGCTGACCGGCGAGCGGTCCCTTTACATGGTGCAAACCCTCAGCGAAATACCGCAGCGACTTTTCGCCCGCGACTGGATCGTAGGTGCAGTTCGATTCGCTTGCATACGGATCATATCCGGCTACGGTGAGCGGTCCAGGGTCGTCGGTGGCTTCGGTTATCATTAGGAAATGTATTGGCTGGTAAAGTCGTCGGTGCTTTGTTTTTCAAGTCCAATGCGGGCTCGGGCAACGGGTGTCATGCCAAGCTCAACTAGCATTTTCAAAGCAGCATCGCGGAAGCGATGCACCTCTGAGCAAAACGGGTTTGGCTTCCAGGTAGGCGAGCCGTCTTTGTTCTTGACTTTCAAAGCGTAGCCGCTGATCTCAACCATCGCCTCTGCCTTTTTGTAGTTCGAATACGTCGCCGCGAACAGTTCAAGCAGCGGTGCTTCGGCCAACGTAATCGCGCCGCTGCATCCCATCGTGCGAAGCACATCGTCCCAGATTCCCTTGGCGGTATCGTCGAGCGTGTCGAGCGGCTGCGGCAAACCTTGCATGGGCTTCGGTTCCTCTTGAATCGGTCGCTTGCCGGGGTTGCCTTCGTGTATCTTGATAGCTGCGGGGATTGGTCTGCGGCCTTTCATAGTAGTTTCGCTTTCTGTTCTGTTAGATTTTCCCATCGCTGGATTATCACGTCGCAATAAGCGGGGGATATTTCCAGACCGTAACACTTTCGGTTGAGTTGTTCGGCTGCGATTAGGGTTGTGCCGCTGCCGAGGAAGGGGTCGAGGATTATTCCACGCCCGCCGTACCGCTTAATAATCCATGCTATAACCGCCGTTGGCTTTGTCGTTGGATGCACCCTGCCTCGGGCTTCATTGTTACCTGAAAATAATGTACAATTATGACGAATAATCTCCCGTTTATGCCTAGCGATTGACCATATCAACTCAAACGCACTGCCGAACATTTTGTCAAATTGTTCCTCGACGCGTTTATCCCACACAATCCACGAACCGCCTTGGGGCAATGTTCTCGCATAGTAATCGGCACCGAACCAAAACCCCTCAGAATGTTGCGGTAACTTTATTTCTCGGTAATCAAAGTCGGCATCGTCGCCAAAAACAGGTTCGTAGTTTTTGTTTCCCTCTGCTTTTGTACTTGGCAACTTGGAATAATCTGTATCTAAATTCATTCCATAAGGCGGGTCCGCAACAACCAAATCAGCCACCGCCCCGCCCATCACCCGCTCAACATCTTCCGCCTTCGTAGAATCACCACACAGCACCCGATGCTCACCCAGCGCCCACAAGTCGCCCGGCTTCGTTATCGGATCGGCTGGCGGTTCCGGTACATCATCCTCGACCACTTCGCCAAAGGTTTCCGCCATCAACTGTTCGAGTTCCTTTTCGTCGTACCCCGCCGCCGCGAGCAAGTCGGGGTCGTCCGCTGCGATAGCCCCCAGCGTGGCGGCCAGAACTTCGTCATCCCACCCCGCGAGTTCAGCCGTGCGGTTGTCTGCTATCGCGTAAGCGGTCGCCTCTGAGCCTTGAAGGTCGGTTTCGACAACTTCCACGCTATCCCATCCGAGGGCTTTAGCGGCGGCCAGGGTGCCGTTCCCGGCACGGACCACGCCCGACGTATCAACGACGATGGGTTTCTGCTGGCCGAAGCGGCGCAGGCTCGCCGTGATCGTCGCAAGGTTTCGCTCGTCGTGCGTACGGGCGTTCGCCGGGTCTTGGCTCAGGTCGGTGATCGGGCGGGTGGCGGTTTTCATGGAAAGTATTTTGCCTTTTCTTGAATTATTCTGACTGATTCTTTGCCTACCCCGATGGGGGGTATGGCGTGGTTGCCCGTCGAACCAAATCGCCTGTGGCCGCACCTATGCGGCTCAAGCCCTACCTACTTAACATTTCCAATTTCTCGATGACCGCGCCCCGCCGCCGCCGCCGTGGACGATCTGACGCCAATAGTGCGAAAATAACTGCTCGGC